TCCTTTGTCTTATAAATAGTTATAAAAATTGAAAATCTCAAAAAATTGGTGCGCGCTGTTTTTGGCCGATTTAGTTTTTGAACATTTACTTGGTTTTCAAAAAAACCCCCTCCGAAGAGGGGGTAAAATATATATATTTTATTTTAAATTACGAAAGTTCTGGATGTCCATAGAATTTTATAACAAACATGCCAGCGCTATATTGGGCATCCCCAGTCGCACCGGGAGCTGCTCCATTAGTAAGATAAAGGAACTGGTCATCTCCAATGCTGCAAGATAAAACTTGTACAGTTTGATTCTTGGCAATATTGCCATTCATCTCCAAAATAACCGCGTTGTTGGTTGATGGATCGCCGCCAGCTTCCAACTCTGCGTCATCTGTTTCCAAATTGAAGTCTAAGAATGTACCATTTCCGGCCGGTAGCTCTATACAAGATAGTTCCACCTTGTAAGCTACACCCATCGTATCTTCATTCCATTTAAGCAGATATGCAGGAGCAGTACCATCTTCTGCTGCCTCTTCGTTTCCAACAATTTTACCATCATCACCACTTGAACTTAAATGTGTCAAGTCCATTGTGATTGTAGTAATAAATTCTCCGTTAAGATCAGTAATTTTAGTAGTAGGAGCCGTTGTGGAACCGGAAACGGCTCCGGATCCTCCCAACAATTGACTCTTACCGGTTACTGTAGCGGCTGAAAATGTCGTGCCGCTCATATTTAATTCTCTTTTTAAAGCCTCTATTAGTGCTTGCGTTCTCGCAAGACCTATTCTCTTTGAACCCATTTTATAAACCCTCCCTTGGCTTGTCGCCATTTATAATCATGTCAAAAACATGGGTCACATAAATAGAGGCAGAATCAAGTTAAGGCAGTCGATTTTCCCATTAAAAAAAGAAAAGCCTTGACCCAATTAAGAGCCAAGGCTAATCCATGATTGATTACAATCTGTTAGCTAATTCTAGCTAGTAGCACCACTTTCACCCAACAGGCCGCGGCAGATAACAAGACCGTACATATCCGGTCGAACCATCTTCTTGGCATATCGAGTCATGACGCCCTTACGTGGCACGAAGTCTTCCGTACCAAAGATGGTAGGAGTGACTTGCAGCGGCACATAAGGAGAGTAAACATAGCCACTCTCTAAGAAGCTGCTACCTTTGCGTCCCACAAGAACAACGTTTCGTGGGAAGTAAGGATCAACATATACGTCATAACGCTTGCTCAAAGAACCAACTTGTTGCGTACCAGCGGTACCTTTGCTGTCGTCATGAGTGACGTTAGCTCGGAATCCACTAGTGAACTCAAGAATATTAGCAACCTCTGGAGAGGTTACAATAAAGTTGGCTCCACCGCGTAGAGTTTTACGGTGAATCTGGGCGGAAACATCATTGATGGTTTCGCCTAGGGTCTCGTACCACTCGGAAACGGTACCGGTGAAGTCGGGAGCAGCAGATGCGGCACCTTTTTCAACGCCAGTTAACTTATCCACGAACAATCCGGGGGAGCGTGACCAGTAGTAAGTAGCAGCGTTGCTACCGCGTACAAGATCTTCGAGAATTTCACGATCAATTTCAAGAGCAATCTGCTCAGAAAGAATTGAAGTGAGTTCTACCTCTGCATCCAAATTGTGGTAAGCATTAAGGTCTTGGCCAAGTTCCGGTGTCCACTTAGCTTTAAGCTTTTTAGTGACCGCCGTGACGGATACCGAGTCGACCTTAAGGTTAATCTCGGGAATATTAGTATTATTCTCAAGACCCCAGTCATCTGCACCAACAACTGCACCAATGGAGCTGCCATCGGGAGCTTTTGGACTACCGTTAAAGTTGTCGATAATTGGGAATGCCAAAGTGTGGCCGCCAGTATGATCCTCTAAGGCCATACGACAAGCGTTTGCACCAACGTGCTTTGTGCCTGTATCGGTTGCAATAACAACCAGAAGTCCTGCAGAGCTACGTGATGGAACAGCACCAACAGCGCCACTGAACTGAGTCAGTCGACGGATGTGGGTTTCTGTACCGGTGACACCCAAGTGAATAGCAACAAGATCATCTTTATTGTAGGTAGTGCTGGTGTTGGAACCTGTCAGGGTGTCAACGTTCAACGTACCAATTGCAAATTTAGTTGTACCTGACACAAATGCCGGGTCATATTGCAAAACACGATATACATGATCAATCTGTTCTTTGGTTGTGCCCTGTACCGAACTACCCATGCCGATACCGCCATTGACGGCTGTATCTCCATGTTGCGCACCATAGGTACCAGAGAATAGGCAGGTAATCTTTCCAGTTTGAGCAGTAGTATAGCTTGCAGTCGGTGAAGAAAAACCATTGACGAGATCATAGAACTGACCTGCACCATCGGCGCGGCCTGCATCCTTATGATCACCCAAGTCAACACCACCTGTTACCTGCTGACCAATGACTCCACCACCGTAGAGAGATCCACTACCAAGACCCAATCGTCCACCTGCAGCATCTGCAGCAAACGTAAAGTCAAGGAAGAAGATGAGACCACTGGGCAGACTCATCGGCTGTACGCTAACAAGCTCGTTAGCGATTAAAGAACCGAATACGCGACGAACAATTGGGAATGCAACGGCTGCAAAGCCCTCGACATCACCACCATTCATCGTTGAAGCAGCTTCTCGTAGAAGCTCTTTGGCTTGATTTTCAAGTAATCGTGCCATGTTATTTTTAGCATTGTCACCTTGAATACCTTCAAGAAGACCTGTTTTCTCCCATTTATTGAGGAGAGCAGCACCTTCCTTACTCATATCGCGTGAAACAATACCTTCAGTAAGTTTTTGTAAAATGGACATTTTATAACTCCTCCTTTAATAAAATTTTAATAAATTATTTAAGTCCAGCGAGAGTTTTCATCCTCTCTGCGAAAAGATTATTACCCTTTCGTTTTTCCTCTTTACGAGGAAGAAATGCTGAAGAACTTCTAGTTACCACTTCGTTCAGTGATTCTGGAACTTTCTCGTTTTTGCGAGTGCGCGTTCCCACTGTACTTTGAAGAGTTTCAAAAATGATTTTTGCTTCTTCAACAGAATTAGCATTTTGTATAGCGTCGACAATTTTATCTTTCTGCCGCTCATTCAGGGAGATACTATCTAAAACACGATTTTGATATAGTAATTTAGCATTTAGCAAATTACTTTCATTAAGCTTATCTCTAAGCTTATCAATGACTGTACCATATTTGTTAAGTTTTTCTTCTAACAACTGGGTTTTGTTGTTTAGTTTCTTTTGTTCTCTTAGTAAAGATTTGTTTTTGCGTGCGATGCGTTTAGATTCATATTTAACCTCGGATACATCATCTTCTTCTAGGCTTGTTTCTTCTTCCAAGTCAACTTCCTCTTCAAAAACGTCTAAGTCTTCGTCGAGATAGTCTTCTTCTAAATTGATTTCTTCAAGGTCCTCACTTTCTCCAAGGCGGCCGCCGAATATCTTATGGTTGATCCAATTTGCGGCCGTCGCTACTGTATGGCCCGGTTGTTTCCAGTCGTCTTCTTCTAAAACAGATTCAGTAGTAGGAGGGTCGTCGGAACCATAATCTTCTTCAAGTTCATATTCTTCTAAAACACCATCATATAATTCTTCTTCTAGTTCAACCTCTTCGTCCAAATCATCTTCGAAGAGACCAAGCTCAGAGAGTAAACTTTCACTTATAATGTTTTCTTCGACCTTTGAGAGCATATCTTCGGCTCTTATATTTAGAGCCTCTTCAAGTTTGCTGAGATTTAAATCAACATAACCATCATCATCGCCAGTTTGTAAAAAAGAAAGCTGCGATAATACTTTTTCAACTTGTGGACTCCCAGTATCGGTAGCAGGATCAGCAGCAGCGTCCATATCCATTCCCATATCCATATCGCCGGCCATCATATCTTCGGCGCCGGCTGCGGGATCCAAACCTAGGTCCTCTTGTTCAAGAATCTTGTCTACGGCTTCTTTTATTTCTTTTTGATATCTTTCAATTACCGCTTCTTGGGCGTTGCGCTGGGCGGCTTCTTTTAATTCTTTGGCGTCAATAATAGCTTGTTCTAGCATAGAAGACATAGATTAGCTCCTTTTCCTAAGATTAATTAGTTTAATTTCTTTATAAATACCACTTTTCATTAGTGTTCTTTGAAGGTGTTGTTCCGTTGGTTGGCTTTTTGAATAACTTTTTGCCTCCGCCGGCGCTCTTTTTTTCGTTTTTCGGAAGGTTTTTCATAAAAACGGCGATTTAAAACATTTTCTATAATACGTTCTTTTTTTACTTTTTTGTTAAAACGTTTTACCATTCTTTCAATTGGTTCATCAGGGTATTTTGCTTTAATTTCCGCTCTAATTGTTTTTGCCATTGATTTCTCCTAAATCATATCCCGCCAGTTTCTTCCGGCTACCGCCATAATACCACTTAAATCAATTCCTGCGTCATTGGGATCAACACCGGAGAGAGCGCCGGCTTGTGGGTGTGAATCTGATTTCCCGCCCTTTGATATTGGCTCGGTGCCCTCGAATATATCCGTCCCGAAGCCAGTGGCATTTAACATTTTTCTTCTTTGTTGTTTTAAAAGCTCTTGTTTTTCTTCCAACAACTTCATGTGTTCTTTGTCGGGTACTTGTGGGGTTTGAACCTTGTTTTCAACAACCATATTTGAAGTTAATCCTCTGGTGACTTCAGACACGATATTGGATAGAAGGCCCTCTTCTAAAAGGACATCTTTTATACACTCTTTTACAAGAGGTTTTAAAATTCTTTTTAGTTCAGATTTTTTCATATGTTATCCTAGGTTAATTGAGTTAAGAGCGCGATTGATTCTATCGCCTCTGGTGAAGAATTTATTAATACTCTTTTGATTCTCGGATAAACCGAGTTCACCATATTGTGGTATGGTTGATTTTTTTAGTATATAGGCGCCGGGTGCAGACGGTTCAGATACGGCGTCAAAACAAATCAACTGTAAGTCGTCTTGTACAATCTGAATTGAATTACCGTCATTTCCCTTGGCTTCTTTCAGAGATCCTAAAGCTCTCGATGAAAAACCAAATTTTACCCCACTTTCATAAAGGCCGCGTAAAATCTTGCCAGAAGGTGTGTGTAGAACTTTAATTGTTCCAATAACATCGTCTCCATTCCACCAGATTCTGGTGACCATATGAGAAGCGTTTTTGAGGTTTATAACTGAGTCATCCGGATGGTCGCACTCGCCTAAAGAACGGCGATCTTCAACTAGTTTTTGATAATTATCAATCTCTCTTTCTAATACGTCGCGGGGGTATGTTCGGCCATTGCCATTTCGAGCGTCACACTGCTGTAATTTTGCTGGAAACACAAGAAAACCATCTTTAACGAGGCGCTTCTCCGACTCATTCAGCAAGTCTTGACACCCCCTATCATCACACTTTAATTCAAAAAACTCTGTTAAAAGTAATTTACTCATTTTCCTTCCTTATCGCGGCCACTAACCGCGCGATATAAGAGCCACTACAACATCGTCGAACAGGTTGAAGTTTCCATTTTGTATTCCACATAACTTATTCCTTTTCCTTCCTAACAAGAACCTTTAAACCAAAATCATTTATCAAAACACTCAATAAATAACTGGTTCCTGAATTGAGACAACCCAATAAGAATGCATTGACAAAACTATAGTTAAATGTAAATAGTTCTGTATATGGATTAATGCTGAACAAAAACACGCCTGTCCAGAAACCCAAACACATAGGACAATGAAAAAGTTTACCCATTCCATTGAGCCATTCCTTGCATGGTCTAATACGGTCAAAGATTGATCCGTACAAAATAATCTGTGTAAGTCCATAACCAGTTAAAACAAAATATATAAAATCCATATTTACCTTTTTTCTTTCTTTTCTTGGAACATACCAAAAGCATTTCCGCCGGATGCACTGGATCCGATGCCGCCATAGTAATTTGTTCCCTTGTGTGGCTCGTGTGGCACTTTTCCAAGAGGCGTTGTTTCGTCATCGGGCGGCTTGGTCAGCTCTTCTTCCGCTGCCTTCTGGTAATCATCCACGATGTCTCCATGATGCATTTCATTTTTCAAAAACTTGGCAATCAAATAAATGGCCACTTGTGTGGGGTCGATGGCCGGCTGGCTAACTTTGTCAGCTAAAAGCGTCCCCTGTAGAGAACCAAAAATATTAGCTGCCCTTACAGAGCCATGTTTACATGCCCCTTTTCTTGTTAAATAATCAAACAATCTAGACTGTACGGCGTATACATGATCCGCGTACTCTTTTTTTGGGTAAGATACAACTCTATTCTCGTCAGTTGACACGATCACATCAATATCCGGGTGGTCCAAGATAACAATATCGCCCGTCATCATCTTTTTGGCTTTTAAGCGCAGTCTTGCATCGATTAAATCATCAATTTTAACTTTAATCATCGGAGTTGATCTCTTTTATTAATTGTTGTACTTGAGTAATCTTAAGAATTATTCCTTCGTCGAGCGGTTTGGTATTGATATTTTCTAGGAACGTTTGCACTTTCTCATATTTTTGCTTCATGCCAGAATCATTCAAAATATCTTTATCTTCGGAGTTCTTTTTTACCTCACTAAGTAATCGATTTATCTCACGGTCTAGATACATTTTAAACTCCAAACCATTATCTGTAAACGATTTAATATAGTGATTAATCAAAGTCTTCTGCTCCGATAATAGCTGCTCACTGTATGAATCATTAAATCTCTTTACAAAAGTGTTTATAACGGTGTTATCAAGTCTAATTTCTCTACCTTCTTTCTTGTTTTCTTGCGTTGTCATATTCTCGATAATCTGATTTTCTAACAAAACCTTTGTTTTCGGCTTCAGCTCATCGTTAAATAGCTGCCCGATGCTAGCCAAGAATTTATAAGAAGGAACAAAATTAGAAAAAACTGCTTTTGAGACATTTTTATTAATCTGGGAGATTACGGCACTCTGTTCTTTGAACAGGTCTTTTTTGTTTATTTTGTCGCGCATTGAAACAGTTTCTTGCAAAAGCTTTGTAGCAAACCTTTCGTCTATATCTTTAGTTTCTGCCAATGTTTTATAATAAACAAGATCTTTATAGAGAAGGCTATTTTTGTTAAAATGTTTTTTGACCAAGGAAACCACATAATCTCTTTTGTTATCTCCCTCTTTAATCGTTTGTTTAATTATCTCTCTTACCAGAGCTTCATAAATAAAACCCGTATTTCTCTTTTTATTGTGTTTATTCATCTTCTAAACGCTCCAGTTCTTCAAACAATTCCTTAACGCCCTCTTTCACTTCAAACAATTTACGTTCTTCTTCATCATAATTAGTATTTTTGTCTTCAAAGATTCCTTTACCAAAGCCTAATAATTCTTTGGCACTTGGTGAAAGGTTGGTATACACCTGTCTTTTTGGCATTCTGGCCATTTCATGGGAGCCCAACGCAGTCCAACTTCTTTTTCTT